ACATCTCAAGTAGGCATAGCTCCCGATAGCACAACAGCTATTGTTCAAGTTAATGAAACAGCCACGACTAACTCTCATTACGCTTACTGCAATAACTGGCCTGTTGCAAATCGTGGTCCTGGCCGTTGGACAATGAGTGTATTTTATCATCCTGGAAATACACTCAGTCGTTTTCCTTATATTCATCTTCAAACACAAGGTATGCAGATTGGTGTAAGATTCGATGCTAATGGTAATCCTAGCTCACAGTATGGAACGGGTTACGTTGGCTCTAAATCTATTCCAGCTGGTAATGGATGGCGTAAATATTCTATAGTTGCTGATTGGACTGCTGGCAGTACTTATATACCTCTTGCTTTGGTTGGAACTGTAGCTACTCCGGCTGGTGCGGCATATTTAGGTGATGTGACAAAATTCTATAATGTTTGGGGATTTCATATCGAAGCAGGTGATGTTTTAGCTAATGGATCTGGATATATTCCTACGGTCGGTTCAGTCGTTACAGTTACAGATTATTCGATAAGCTAATGGGACTTCCTATTCTTACCCTTACGCCTACATCTTCAGGATATACGTCTAAAGATGTAGCTAGTACACTTTCTGTTCAATATGATGGCGGAGCTGGTCTTTACCGTTCAGGAAAAGCTGGTAATCCTAATATCGTTGGCGTAACCTGGAATTTAGGTCCAGCCGATTATAGAACATTGACAGCTTTTTATAATACGATTTTGAATAATGGAACTAAATCTTTTCTTATTAATTTAATCATTGATTCTGTTTATACTGTTCAAACTCAACATACTGTAAAATTCGTTCCTCAGACTTTCAAGTTGAATAGTGTTCAAGGACATACATATCAAGTCTCCGCTGAATTAGAAGTAATTCCAATTCAATTAGCAGCATGGGAATATTCACAAGTCATAAACGGTAAAGATGTTACTCAGGCTGTATGTGATGCTATTACTCATTTAGCAACTGTCGCCTTACCGGCTTACTTATGAGTTATACTGATTTTTTCTTAAATTCAACATCAAGCGTTGTTCAGTTAGAATTACTTGAAATTAGTCATCCTAATTTTACTCCAACTGATCATACATACAGAGTAGTTCGTAATGCGACAAACGGCGTTAGAGTTCAACTTGAAGATTTTACATTTCAAGATTTCGTATATTATCCACTGAAAATTGTATCTATCGGTTCTCGGTCTAATTTAGATTCTGGTCTACGTATTGATCTTGGGGATCTTGGCCAGGTTCTCCCTAAAGAGTTAGATGCTATTTCATCAGCAAGTGGGTATTTCACGAAGCCCATTATCGTATATCGAACTTACCGTAATGATAATCTTAATTCACCTTTATTTGGTCCAATGATTTTAGAGATCACTACATTCAGTTTTAAAAGAGAAGGTTCTTCCTTTGAAGCTAAAGCACCTTCATTGAATATCGGTAAGGTTGGAGAATTCTATACTCTTAATAAATTTCCAATGCTTCGTGGATTTATGTGAGTGTTCTCGATAAATACCTGTCACGTCAATATAATATCAAGACGTATAATTGTCTTCATTTTGTTATTGATGTTTGGTTAGAGATCACTGGTAACGACCTCACACCGGTCCTTAACGGGGTTCTCACTTATGGCGCAAGAATACCAACACGAAAGGTATTGAGATCCTTTACACGTATAACGTCCCCGGTCACACCGTGTTTAGTTTTCATGCACAGGCCTAGGATGGCCCCTCATATCGGAGTTTATATCGAAGGCAAGGTTTTTCATATTCAACCGAAGGGTGTTGAATATCAACCTATCAAAATCGCAAGCCTTTATTTCAAAGAAGTGAGATATTATCTATGTCCGAATTGAAGAGTGTTGTTATAGCCGAGAATCCTTTAGAACCTACGACATGGGTTCGCTATAATGTTGAAGATGTTTGCTTCTTTCTTCGATCCTATTTCCACAAATGGCCAGACACAGCTCGTATTTATCATGATCCTAAATGTACTGGTCATATTTCACAATTAGACGATGTTACACCTTCAATTCCTAACGATGTTGATAGGTTGGCCACATTAGATGGAGCATTAATCGTTGTTGTATATCCTGGAACTGGATTAGAAATAGCAGCAATCGTTATCGCTGTTGTAGCCTTAGCAGGCGTTATTGCTATGGCTATTCTATTTAAAGTGCCAGGAGCACCTAAGAACGGTTCTCCAAATAATAGCATAAGTGATCGACAGAATACAGCTAGACTCGGTGAACGAATTCCCGATATTTTTGGTCAGATACGTTCTATACCGGATTATATCTCTTCTCCTTACAAACGCTTTATTAATAATCAAGAAGTTGAATATGCTTACTTTTGTATTGGTCGCGGTAATTACGATATTTCAGATGTGAGAGACGGTAATACACCGTTCGCTGATATAACTGGAGCTACAGCCGAAATTTATAGACCTGGACTTTCACCTAACAATAGTGCACCGGCTGGCGGTGATAGATTTGGTTCTATTCCTATCAATACGCCTGTTTATTCATCTAAAAGATACGATGCTGTTAATGGTCAGGAATTGAAGCCAGAGAATAACCAAAAGTTCAATGGTAATCAAGATATTTATTTCACAGCGAATGAAATTAATCTTAACCCTGATTCTACTTATAACTTTTCAGATCACTTTGACGCCGGTGATATATTAGTCATCACCGAGGCTATTCAGTATCCAGTAGCCGCAGCTCGTAATATCAAAGCTTTGACACTGTACGACTATAGCGGAACGGGCGGCGTTATCGGTGGTGAAATTCAATTTATCAATTTAGATTGTCCGGCTGGTTTCATTGTAGGTTCAACATTTCATCTCGGAGGAAACATTGTTCATCGAAAAGGTGGATACATATTAGGCAGTAATATGAAGCCTTTAGAAAGAGATGTTGATCTATCCGGTGATTATGTAATCACTGGTGTGACAAACGGTCTTCTCCTTTTCACTATTCCATCTAATAAAATAAATGATTGGGCTTTGATGGCTAAACATGCCATTTTTGATCCAAGTATCAACGGATATCAACCTGTCTACAGCAATTTCCCTTTTGCTATTCTTACTTCTTTAACGCCTGTTTGGAATTTAGCTGGAACATATACAATCTTAACTGTTGCTTCAAATACGATTGTCTTAACATCTCCTTCTTTAATCAATTCTTCTTGGACTACAGTAGCTGGATTAGGCCGTACTCCTTTAATGAGTTCTAAATTAGCAACGTCCGGACCTAAATGGATTGGCCCATTCTTTGTGGACACCGTTAGTTCTACAAATAGACAGTATTTAGTGAATTTTACTGCCGATCAGGGTTTATATAAGATGGAAGGTGGGGATCAAAAGAAAGTAGATATTTTACTAGAGGTTGAATTTACTCCAGTAGATATAAATGGTGCTTCTACTGGAATAGCTGAATTATATCAAACATGGATTTATGGTTCAGCTAAGTCTAAAACTCGATGTGCTGTATCAAATACAATCACACCTACATACAGCATGAATCGCTATAAGATAAGAGCTCGAAGAATAACTCTGGCTACTAAAGATGCCGATCAGATATCGGAAACTATTCAGTGGCGTGATCTATATACTCTTAGTTCTGGAATGCCCGCACATTTCGGAAATGTCACGACTGTTCAAACTGTGACTTATAACACGTTGAGTGCCACTTCCGTTAAAGAACGGAAACTCAATATGCTTGTGACACGTAGAATCCCCACAAGAGTATCTGGTTCTACTTTCTCGGCATATTGGGATGTCAACGGATATCTTCAAGGTACTGTAACAGGAAGTAAGAATATTAATGCTATCATTTCAGCTATTTGTTTAGACCCATGTATTGGGCGTCGTAATGTTTCAGAGATTGATTTCGATAGTATCTATAATACATCGGCTGCTATTCAAGCTTATTTTGGAACAGCTATTGCATGTGAATTTAATCATACCTTTGACGATAATGGGCAATCTTTTGAAGAGACAATAGCGATCGTAGCAAGTACTGTCCACAGTCTTGCTTATCGGCAGGGTAATGTCATAAAGTTGAGTTTCGAGAAGAAAGCCACAACATTAACGCCGGCAACTATTCTATTTAATCATCGTAATAAGATCCCTGGGAGCGAAATTCGGTCGGTTAGATTTGGTAATTTAGAAGATAAAGATGGAGTCGAAGTGACTTATATCGATCCTATCGATAACGCTAAATTATCCTATTTTCTTCCGGTCAATAATTCATCTGCGAATATTAAGAAAATAGAAACTATTGGAGTTAGAAATAAGCTTCAAGCATATTTCTTGGCTTGGAGAATGTGGAATAAAATTCGTTACCAAAATGTAAATCTTGAATTTGAAGCAACACAAGAAGCCGATTTACTTGTTGTTCAAGATCGTATTTTAGTTGCTGATAATACAAGACCTGAGACACAAGACGGTGAAGTAGTTTCTCAAAATGTCACCGAATTAACTCTATCTCAAGATGTTGTCTTCAAGAACGGTGTTGCCTATACTATCTTTTTACAGCATACTGATGGAACCGTTGAAAGCCTCACAATTACCCAAGGTTCTACAGCTCGTAAAGTCATCCTGAGTGTTCTACCAAAACAAGCCTTAGCTCTCGCCGATGATCTCTACGCCCGTACCACCTATATCATTGTGGACAACGTAAGCACTCGAGAAAAATCTTTCTTGGTTATGGAAAAAGACCCGAAAGATAATTTTACATCGACTGTGAGAGCAATAAATTACGATGATAAGTATTATGCTAATGATACTGATTTCATCAATTCCATTGTCGATATCGCTGGAAACTAATTATGCCTATTGATCCGAATACGTTTCAGAATGCCGAAACAGATGCTCATACAATTTCGGATGTTGTGAATGGACCGGCTGTTGGCACTGGAAGCACTGTTACTACTAGACTTGGTCAGTCTATTGATTCATTAGCTAAAGCTTCTTCTGGTATCACAGCTAGAGTAGCAGATATAGATACGGCATTAGCTAATGCCAGTGCTGCTTTAGCTGCGGCTTCATCGGCACAGAGTGCTGCGAATAGTGCTACTATATATGCGAATATTGCTCTTAGTCAATTAACGGATATCTCTAATGATAATCTTCTTACACCGCTAGAAAAAGGGTTTGTAATTCAAGATTATAATGTTATTACCGGAGAACAAGCCGGTATTGATGCAGAAGCTGTTTTATATGTAGACGCAGCGGTTACAGCAGCTAAAAGCGTTTATGATACGAATATCGGTCTTTTAACGACGTATCTAAACGGACTTACAACCCCTACAGTTTGGAATTCATTAACAGGGAACACGAATCTTCCTAGCGGAATTATCTTTAGACAAAAATTTCAAGATGTTTATACAGCCCGTTCAAGTGTTCTTAATGCAATATCAACACGAGCTAAGGTAATAGCTGATACAGCTCAGGCCGGTATTAATTCTGCGGCAGCTCAAGCAGCTCAGGCTAATTTAGTTTTAAAGTCTTCTTTTCCACTTGTTCTAAGTTGGGATACTTTCGATACTTCTGATTGGAATCTTCGTAACGGCAGTTTTGCTAATCTTTTTACCGTATCAGGAAAAGGTCAGGCTGGTGGAAACGTTCTACGTGGCTCGGGTTTTCAATGGATTTCTTGGAAATATAATCTTGTTTATGATCCTTCACGACTTTATAGAGTTAGAGTCCGTGTTCGTCAAGCAAAAAATTCAACTAGCGGTAGTCCAACGTTTTTTGTTGGATTAGAAGGTGTTGATCTTAACGGTTCTACATTAGTCAGTAGTTTAGGTTTAGATTCTTCTAGTAGTCAGCATTATGGTCCGGCAAATGTTACATTGACTGCTGCTGGTAATACTATAAATGATACATTAGCTGGACCTTGGATAGAATATATTTTCTATTGGAAAGGATTATCTCTTAATGATGTAAATGGAGGTACTGGTTCGATTAATCCTTTAACTCCTGGAGTATTAAAGGGATATAATACAGTCGGAACAGCTTGGACGGCTAATGCTGTATTGACAGTTGCAACGAGAAAAGTGAATGGTGGTAAGCTTTATGAAGTTATAACGCCTGGCACAACAGCTCCATCAGTCGGACCTTTTGGAACTAGCGCTGATATTACGGATGGTACTGTTCATTGGAAATATATCACAACGGACGGAGTAAAATATGTTCGTCCTTTGATTATTTTCAATTATTCGACCGGTGACGGTTGGGTTGATGTTGATACTCTTGAAATTTCCAGTGACCCTGGTGATGCCGCTCAAAAAACAGCGGATAATGCAGGTACTTCAGTAGCGGGTGTCATCAGTGATGCTTTAGCTAGGATTGGTACGTTTGCCGATATGGCTTCACGTACCATGAGCGATTTAACACAGACTATACTTCAAGGTAAAATAGCGGATGGTACGTTTCCGGCGGCTAAATTAGCACCATTTACAGCGTCTCAATTACAGGCCGTCACATTCGGTGGTGGCAATTTACTTCCTAATGCTTCATTAGAAGCCTGTAATATTGAAGCTGGAGTCCCAGATAGTTGGAATTTTGATTCGGGTGGGCAATGGACATTAGGGGGATTTGATCATTTCCTAGACGATGGTTCCGGTAGACAGAGCGGCAAGGCTTGGAAGATAATATGGGCTAACATGCCTGCCGGTGGTGTATGTGCCTTTAGATGCGATGGTTTGTTTCCGTTTGCCTTAAATCAATGGTATTCACTTAGTTGGTATGCTTGGGCTGAAGGCAGTGCTTTAGGAAGGATGTTTTCTTTTGGTGGTGGATCAGATCCTCAAGAGGCAATTTGGTCTAATGGAACTAGTCCTGTATTAACAGGTTCATGGCAACGTTTCTCATTACGTTTTCGTTGGACTAGCGCACCACGTAATCCAGGTTTTATAGCTATCTATCCAGCTCAGTTTACATCTGCATTATCTGGATCGTGTACTATCGATGATATTCAATTAGAAGAAGGAGAAGTATCAACTGCTTTTGCTCCCAAAGTTTCGGAGCTTCTACCTGGCGTTATAGGTACTACTCAAATTTACGACGGTGCGATCACCACTAGAAAATTAATCACAGGTGCTGTAACTGCTTCAAAGATGTTGATTACTAACTTTGATAATCTTGTACCGAATCCAAATTCAGAACTTGTACCTCCTGGTGGTTGGCCACCTGAAGCTGTAGAAGGTGCTGGATTAGATACAGTAAATCCTTATAAGGGTTTGAACTGTCGAGTTATCTATCCATCTATTCAAACTATAATTACTGAAAAAATTCCTGTAGGTTTCAGCGATCAATTTTATGTAGAAGCAATGATAGCTCGGATGAACGGTGGTGCTGCAGCTTCGCTTGTCATCGTTGGGTATGATGCATCAGGTACTTATTTAGGGAATGTGATTATCATTAGCGGTAGTGGTAGTGTACCGATTGCATATGAAAAAGTTAGCGGAAATTTCACTATTGGACAGGTAGCAGGTACAGATGTAGCTTTTATATGCCTAGCTCTTTATGTGAATCCAAGTGCTATAGGGCCTGCAACTTTCGACAATTTTTACATGAGAAGGATGGGCGACGGTAATCTAATCGTTGATGGATCTATTTCAACGAAGCATATAGCCACCAAAACTATCACTGCCGCAGTTATGGCGATCAGTGATTTTGAGAACTTATGTCAGGATCCATCTTGTGAAGCAGATGGTACTCCTGCTTTTTGGACTACTAACTCTACGCGAAGTGTAGTTGCTGCTAATACCATAGACGCTGCTTTAGCGGCCACACAAAAAGCCTTACGCTGGGATGGTAGAGACTTATACGGTGGCGTTCCTTTCATTTGTGTGCCTGGTGAAACATTCTACATAGAGATGGACGTATATACAGTCAATTCTCCACTAGGTACAGCTGGAACAAATTTTAATGCTCCATATTCTACTGGCGGAGGAATTACTTACTTAGATAAAGATCAGAACTGTTTAAATTGGGCAGGACCTCGTGTCCCTAACGGTGTTGCTGGTAAGCAGTCGGCCGCAGGAATGACCACGGCACCGGCAGGTACTTGTTACGCTAAGATCTGGTTATCTAATCTCGGTTACGGTGGCGGTGGCGAACTTAATACGGGATACGTTTTTGTTAGGAATCTAT